AAAAAGAGGAGTAAGATGCTCAAAAAGTACCCTATCGCGCACCACTTGTGGGTCACGACCGTTAATCTTAATAACTTTTAACAAAGTCCAGGTCACTGTATTTTTCGACCTTACCTGCGTTTAGATCATCATACCATGCGTCTAAAACATCATTCGGTTCTCCATCAATCCAGCCGCGCAACTCGTCGGCGATTTCTTCCAATGAATCTTCGTACCATACTGTTTGGTAACACATACCATTAGGATGGTCGAACGGACATTCTTCGATAGGGAAGATTTCTCCGTCCAAATCGCGACAAGCCTGACAAGTTCGACCTGGCGCGTGTACGGAGTGCCATTGAACTTTTCTAGCGTAAGGGTTCACTTTTCCCCATTGTCGAACTCCGGCGGTAGCTGAATGACTAATAGTAGTTCTTGCCAATCTTAAAGCATTGTACTCTAAATTTTCATACTTGCGTGCAGTAGTTCGACCCAACTTTTCGGCGATTTGTTCGAAGTCCCACTCTTTTCGGGCTTTTGGATCTATGTACTGTTCCAACATTTTAACCATGTCGACCGCAGACATACCACTAGCAAGACCTTGCGTGACGATTTGTTGAACGTCGTTCCCTGCGCGTGCTGCGTTTGACCATACACGTTTAGACAAGTTCTTCCCGTCTTTGTAGATTTCTCCCTTAGTAACGGCTTCAGCGGCCCTACGGCTAAAGACCAATGACGCCGAACGAACGTCCTTTTCGAAGTCTTTAGCAGTAGCATTTCCATCACCACCTAAAATGTTCAATAAATGTAGAACCTGTCCGTCCACGGCATTTTCTGCGGCTTTTTCGGAGTATTCGTGCATAACATGAACCATCACTTTATGAAGGTCATAGGCGTAGTCTTTATAGATGCGTTTAGGTAGGTACCCATTGCGCGACTTTTTAATCTTTTCAATTAGATCGACCCCTGCGTCGTTGAACGCTTTTAAGATAGCCTTCTCCTGTTCAAGGGTCAATTTAATGTTGGTCTCGTGTATAGCTTTTTCCCAGCTACTGAGATACCCATTCTTTTTCTCTTTGCTCAATGTTCAGCTCCTTTTTCAATTTTGCAGTAAGGCCTGAAATTTTATGCCCGGCGTTCTCGTCCTTCATTCGATAATCGTGGTAAAGGTTTTGGTTCATTGCTGCACCTTTAGCTAATTCCTTTTTCATTTTCGAACGACATTCATTTCTAAATCGAATTAGTTTTTCGACCTCTTTGTCGCCGACATAAGTAGTGAACCTATAATGACACTTAGGACATTCAAAGAACCTCCACTCGACGCCGCGTTCGATATGTTTGGAGATAATTTGTTTAGACGATAGTTCGAACTTATGTTCACAATGATCACAGTTTACATCAAAGACCGTTTTAGATTCGATCTTGGGTTTGTTGCTCTTGTTGTTCTGGCGTACTTGGTTCTTCAATTGTTTCTTCTTGCGGTTTTTCATCTTGTGGTTCTCCTTGTTCGTTTAATTCTTCAGCTAATACAGGTAGGGCGCCGGCAGAAATTTCATCCAACTGCGCAAGTTCCTGCAATACACGTTCCCACTCTTTGTCGGCTTTTTCCTTCTTACTGAACTCTTCAATGTAAGATTGGTGACTTCGAACATTTGTCTGTACTTCAGTAAGCGCAGTTTGTTTAGCAGAAAGTTCGTCACTTGGTAATGGGTAACGGTGGTCAATAGTCAATGTCGTAAGTGTTTGGTAACTTGATTGAATGTCTTGCGGTAGAACTCCTAGGTCTACTCCTACTTTACTAAGGATCTCTTCTAATAGTTCGATAAGCCATTCAATAGCGTCATCCCACTCGGCCCACTTGTCGTCACATTTACTCATTAGGTCATAGAATAGATATTGCATAGCAATCCCAGACGGCGCGTCTTGTACTTTTTCCGGAAGGGGTTGGTCCATGAGTTCATACATGGCTTTTTTAGCTCCGTCTAAATAGTATTGCGCAGTAGGTAGGAAGTTAAAGTTCCCGGAGATTGTAGTGACTTGAGCCTGTCTTCCTCCAGCGCCGCCGATGGATGATGTAGGGTCACTCTTAATGTCGACTAAAGCGTTTGGTGCAATTTTCATTCCTTGAATAGATTTCGAAGATCCATCAATGATGACGGGTTGTTCGAACATTTTAAATCGAAGGGAATCACGCATGTCACTAATAGTTCGGTTCGTATTGTCCGCGATAGTGATGAGGTCTTTGACGTCACTTGTTCCGTATACGTCATTAGTGAGTGGTTCATTTAAAATGACCTTACAAGGGATTTGACTAAGACCAGTTGGCGCCGATTCTTGTACTTTTAACGGTACTTGAACCTTATTACCTAAATTGTCTTCGATTTCAATTAGTTTGGCGTCTTTTTCCTTGATTGTAGTTTGCCCATCTTCCGTCATGTAGATTTGGTTCGAAGTTCCATCGGTCAACGTGTAGGTGAGCCAGCATTGCTCTTCGACATCCTCCAGCGCGGTAGTAATACCTGAGTTCGAACTTCCCGATTTCATTTCATAACGGTAGTGATGCCATAATTGTTTTTCAGTGGACATTCCTTTTGTGCGTTCATCCTGATACACAATGTCGACAGACAAAAGACGGGAAGGATCTTTAGGGTCTACAATGTAAGAAAATTGCGGCATAGAGTAGAACTGAACATCTACAGGTTCTCCAGGGTTTGCTATAACGGATAATAATACTCGTTTTCCTACTGTTGCATCGACTAAAGCTCGTTTACATTTACTCCAGAACTTTGCGTGACCTAAAATGTAGTCGAACAGTATGCGTTTATTTTCTGCTTTATCGTCTTCCTTATCTACAATAGGACTGAAGATCAATTCAGGTTCCGTTCCCATCATAAAGCGCGCTTGCTTTTTAATGAGGGATCGAATGTAGTTTCGAATTTCGCGGGTTGGTGTGTAGTCAAGTGAATCTTCTTTAATCTTCCACGTTTGACCATAGTCTGCGTTCAAGTCGGTTACATCGAAGCCGTCGAAGTATTGGTAATACTTTTCGACCTCTTGTAGTTCCTTTTTGAACTTTTGATTCTGCGCAAGCGGGCTATCAAAGGACTGACTAACCAGCTCGTCGGTGTGGGAAATAGCTTTTGATTTTTTAGCCATGTAGTTTACCTCCTATAATGTATTATACACTATTTTATCTAATATTGTTTCCTATTATTATCGCGCACCTTTACCTGATAGCACTTGGATTTCAAAACCAAAGTCGTCATTGATAATCGCGTCCGTCAAACACGCATACCTATTACGGTCCATACAGTGGTCATTCTCTTTAATGACTTGGTCTTTACCAACTTGACTAGCCTTGCTATCCCAGCTATAGGAATAATACTCGTCAATGTCGTGCGTGTTACTTGGGTCTATTGTAAAACGACCTTCAGTCAATAGTTCGGCGTGGAAGGAAATACCTAAAGTGACGTCATTTCGCGCAGGGATTATAGGTATATTCTTTCTTACTATATAAGGATGCTTTTGAAGTTCTACAATCATTGCCGACGCTGAAGGATCCAGTATGATGTATTCAATAGGGTACCCTTTAATCATGTTCACTAAATCGTTCGCATACTCTTTGGTAGTTTTTTGAAGTATGGAACCGAACTGAACATTTGCATTGACATCGGCTTCGGTAAGTTGTTCCTCGGCTTCCCTACCTGAGTGATAGTAAGACTGAATTAAATGATACCTTTTTCGGCGCTTTGAAAATCCATAAAGTCCAAAAGTAGTAGCATTGTAAATACCGAAGTCTCCTGCGACGAACAAGCGATCGAACTCTATATCTAATTTTCGAACATGCTGCTCCTCGTTGAACATGGAATACACTAAACCATCCGCGGTAACCCAAAGACCTAATATAAACCTTTTACGGAAAACGCCAGCATACATTTTAGAATAGCGCTCTTTGACGTGTTCACTCAAACTTGGATTATCTTCCATAGTAAAGTGAAGATATAAAATGCGCTTTTCGATTTGTTTGTCGATCCAGTTCTTTTTGAAATAATGATTAGGATTTCCCGGGTTACAACTGAACCACATTTTCGAACCTTCGACGGAACATCGACCTGTTGCTTGGTTGACAAAAGACTCCGGCATCAACGCAACCTCGTCACAGAAGATCCCAGCTAGTGTTACCCCTTGGATTAGGTCTTGTGAGCTTTCGTCCTTACCGCCGAAGATGTAGAAATAATTAACTATTTCTTTTCCTTTATTTATGTACCTAATAATAATTAGATTTTCATTGCGCACATCTTTGATTTCATAACCGCGACTGACAAGCATTTGCTTCAGTGGTTGGATAACGTTACGGCGCGCTGAGTGAATCGTCTTACCGCAGATAGCAAAGTTTTGACCATTGAACTCCGTCATAGCCCAAAGTGTAAAAGACAAGGCCATGGATACAGTCTTCCCAGAACGGATGGAACCATCGGCGATGACAATGTCGAAGTCTTTATATGGCGAGTTATTAGTCCACCAAGTAAGGAGCTGTAATTGTTTCTTACTAAAAGGTACAAAGTTGAATTTAGGTATTTTATTCCTTAGGCTCATTACCATCTGTTACTCCTTTTAGGTAAGCTCCAGTTTCATCACTAAAAGTTTGCCAAACTGATTTTGCGGCTTCATCAAGTGCTTGGACAAAGTTATCCCGAACTTCTTCAGTGCCATCTCCTTCTCCCATTTTAGCTCTTAGCAAGGTAATCTTTTCGCGTTCAATTTGTAGGCGATACTGAACCTCTGCTGGGATCATCCCGTTTGCCCGTTCTTGTCCTAATTGAGCGCGGTCTATAATGTTCGATAATACATCCAAAGCCCCCCAACGTATTTGTCCATCTTTAGTCATTAAATACTTATCTGGATTATCCAAAGCCATTTCTATAATAGACATTAGTTTTTCCCAAGCGGCATGATATTTGACGTTCACTGTTACTTTGAACCCGGCATACATTTGCGTCAAAGTATCATTAGTGACGAGAGCCTTTTCATCTTCGAACTGTTTTTTCAGTTTGACCCATTTACCTTTTGAGCGTAGGATTTCAACTGTTGTTTTCGACACGCCATATCTATGAGCAATCTCCGCGACATCCATGCCTCTAATAAATTCGATCTTCATGCGCTCATTGCGTTCTTGCTTACTAAGTTTTATCCCTTTATAATCGAACTCAATGACCTCGTCCATGTCGACACGCGCTTGCTGCTTGACAGGTTTACGCCCTCTCTTTTTGCGCGATACAGGTTTTTTAGTTTTAGGTCCATTTTCATTACCCATAAAAACCATCCTCCTTCTTATTTTAAGTCACTAATATTATACACTAAAAATCATCACAGTCAAAGGCTCCTAGGTAATACGGAAGTTGATAAATTATAGTTCGAAGTTATCAATTAAGATTTTGCGGTTTTTGAGCTAAATTTCCCGAACTTTTTTGATTAAGGTTTTTCGAACTTTTGAACTTTTATTTTCGAACTTTCGAACCATGTTTTCGAACTTTCGAACTATTGTTCAGTTTTAATGGTTCAGTGTTTTCGAACTTTCGAACTTTTGGATTTTCTAATAATTGTTCAATCGTGGGAACCCTTGGTACTACTGTATTTACAGGACTTTGAGAATTGGTTTGTGGAAGTCGCTTTTTCTGTATCCCTTGTTATTGTTTGCTTAGGTCTAAATACTATTGCTAATAGTGCTTTAACTACTATTATTACTGGATATATTAGTGTTTAATAGTAGATAGTTCGAAATGTTTATTTAGCGCGCATTTGATTTTTATTGATGTATCAACGTTTTGCGCGATTTTGTTTTTGGTACTATAATAGTATGTAGATAAATACTTTTAGCGCACTTTTCGTAGTTTTTAGCGTGTTTTGATGTCTTTTAATTGCGCGTATTTATTGCGAGGTCAAAAAAAAATAAAAAAAAAATCAAAAAAAAAGTTCGAAAAAGGGTTGACTATTACCGGGTAATACTGTATAATATAGTTGTAAGTAAGAAATAAAGAAAAAGAGGTAAACAAAATGAACTTCGAACAATTTACAAAAGCACTCACTAACGAATACCTAATGGTAGTAAACAATGACCAAGCTGAAGTCCTAGGTTCAGGGAACATTGAAAACATCTTGGACGGATCAAACTTCGCTAAAAAACTTGCTAAATCTACAGTCCTACAAATGGAAAAACTTAGCGATGAAGAAGTTATTGAATGGGACTTGGAAGACCCAACTGCGGCCGTTTATGTAGTAACATTGGACATTTAATAAGGAACTAAAAGGAGGAACTAAAAATGAAATTTGAAGTTAGAAGTGAAACATATTTTACAGCGGAAGAACTTTTGGAAAACTATGAAGTAGATATGGAAGAACTTAATCCATACTATGATGAAGTAGAGGATAAAGTATTTGTAGAAGTCAAACACATTGCGCCGATTTTTAATTTTGGCGAAAACATTGAAGCTGAAATTATTATCAAAAGTCGCAATGGTAATCCCGTAATCATTATCGATGAGGGATTATAGGATCCACGTTTTAGGTAAGGTCATTAAGGCCTTACTTTTTTTTTTGAAAAAAAAATAAAAAAAAAGTTCGATTTTTTGAGGTTTAGGGGTTGCGTATTACCGGGTAATATGGTATAATGTATACATAAAGAAAAACAAAATAAAAACAAAGAGGTAAACAAAATGGTAAAAGTTAAAGACCTAAAAGTAGGAATGAAAGTTGTAAATATCCAAGGTACTGAATTTAAAGTAGCTGACCGTAAAGGTCGTAAGTGGGTAAGTTTAGAACGTCTTAGTGATGGACGCATTTGGTTCTACGATAATGAATCACTTATGGTTGAGGAAGTAAAAGTAATTGGATAATAAAGGAGATAAACAATGAAAACAATTAAAAACGGCGGAGACACATTTAAACAAGTTAAGACTATTCCTAGCGGTTATCAAGTATGGAACATACCTTCAATTGGTGAAGGTTGTGTTCCTTTGTATGTACCGGCTGGTGAAAATAAGGTAGACGTTACTTCATTGCGCTACTTACAATTGACGGAAAAGGAAGCTAAGATCTTACACAATGCCGCAGGTTATGGACTTCGTTCCCTTGCGGACGTGCGTAAGGCTTTAGCAAGTAAACGCAAAGGACCTACAACTGAACGTCGCAAACGTCTTGCGGAACCTGCGCTACCAATTTTTGAAAAGTACACAAAGGAGGTATAAAATGTTCATAGTTCGATTGTTTGCTAAAGTATTGTTAAAAGTGTTAAAATGGTTGCAAGGATTTACCGACCAAAGTGGATTATATTAGGAGGAAAATAAGATGGTTATTTTTGATAGAAAAGAGGAGTTTACTCCAGTCAATTTCGGCGAACGTGCTACAGAAATGAAGCGCCAACATTGCTGGACGGAAGCAGCGTATTACCAGCAACTAGGTAAGAAATTTAATAGTTCAGTATGTATGGAACATGCTAACAAACTACTTCAGCGACACGCGCTTTTGAGTTAAGGAGGAACACTATGCGTAAGATCAATAAATTTAGAGTAGCAGTAGCGTTGGGAGGTGTCCTCCTTTTCGCTGCGCTTGTTTGTAATATCGCGATGCTGCGCGTGCAGGTTAGTCAATTACAAGTCGAAGTGAACCAACTGGATAAGCGCTTGGAAGCTATACACAATACACCAAGTGAACAAGTTCACTATCAAAAGATGGTAGCTAAAATGAATAAGGACTAAGACATGGCTAAAAATAAAAAAAAACGAAAACCTAAACAAGGTAAGAAGTTTCGCCCTAATTTGGCGACAGTAGTTCGACAAGTACCTAAAATTATTTATCGCAAAGTAACTTGTAAATACTTAGCGGATACAGACTCTTTTCAAGTGTACTTGGATATGACGTTAAATGGTACCCTTTTGCGCCTACTTGGATTGATTGACCCTAATCAAAGCTATGACAAGGGTATTCGAATAGTTACCAAAACGCCGCAGCGTTGGATGACGTGTACGGAGGTTCAAATTAAAAAGGAACACGCGCCCGGCTTGTTCACTGTACTGACTGCTTACTGTCATACTATCGGTGATTTATTAGACGACGGCACGGATGTGCAGGACTTACCACAAGGTCTAATCTACAATGAAGGGGAGACCTTTAAAGATGACAAGTGTATTGAACTATATAAAAATGTAAAGGAGGCTTCGACTATGCGTTGTCCTAAATGTAATTCGACTTATATTGGTCGAACCTTTAAATACGCAGGAACGTTCATTATGACGCAAACTGGTGAACAAATTAGTGACAACCTTACGCCCGTTCCTAGCGGTCAATATTGGCGATGCTTGGATTGTAATACAAAAGTTCGAAAGGTAGGTGACGTTGATGCTTGGGACAATTAAAGATCAAAGTGATGTCAAACTGTTCGCTAATCAACGGGAGTATCTTGTTACGGACAAGGGACAAGGCTTTATCGGCGCCGATGGATCCTTGCTTCCTGTTGTATGTTTAAATGGTAAGGTCTTTCAGTTTTCGCGCGAGCAGCTTATCGACTACGCTTATGAACAACTTACGCAAGAATAAGGCTTTAGCGCCTTATTTTTTTTTTCAAAAAAAAGTTCAGTTTTTTCGACTTTAGGGGTTGCGTATTACCCGGTAATACGTTATAATATATACATAAAGTAAAACAAAACGAGGTAAACAAAAATGAAACACTATAAAGAATTAAACGCACTTCGAAACAAGATTAGTGACGGACGTTCAACCCGCCGCTCGATCGCGAGAGAAGCTGAAAAGTATGTAAAGCTATTCAACACTAAGGACGAGTTAGCTATTGAACTAAACGAATATAAGAACATTCACTTTGAACGTTCATTACCAACTATTATTACCGATCCTATTGCGCAGTTCGGTAGTAACCTACCAGGTGACCAATTGGTACTATGTGACACTTATAACACCGACTTACCTCGCGCAACATTTGAAGAGTATGTAAAGGAGCAAGTAAAATGAAACTATACCACGCAACTAATTTTGCCAATCTAAGTGATATCCTGGACGAGGGTTTAAAGCCCTCTTCCGGGGTTATATACTTCGCCGAAAGTTATGAAAAGGCCGTAGCATTTTTAGCTTTTCGAAATGTCGATATTGTAGTGTTCGAAGTGGAAGTAGATATCGAACAATGTCGGGAAAGTTTCGATCATAGCGAGTCTATGTTTTGTCGATTGTTCAAGTTCGATACTTGTCGAGCCTGGACGTACGATAAGCCTATTCCTGCGGAACAAATCGACTTTAGCAAAGCATGTATCTATAATAGAAAAGGAGATAAGTAAATGAAATTTCACGTCTACTCCGCAAAGTATTTCGAAGAAGAGGACGTTCATGCGCACTACGCAGACCGACTGAACAAAGTTGGGAAGGTGTCCTACTACTGTGAACGGGATACAGGTAATCCCATTATCGAACTCGAACTTAGTTCACTAGAGGACCTAATGACACTTGCAACTGAATTGCGCGTGTCGCTAAAATTATCACGTCCGTACAAGGAAGAGGATCCGTTCCAACTTTGGATCATCGACGGCTACATGGAATAGGAGGATAACATGGAAGATAGATACAACATTGAACCAGCAGACATACTGAACTATATTGGTATCACTAATACAAAGGATCCAGACTTTTACGATTGCTTATTAGCCCGGCTAGTAAGCTCCTACACTAAAAAGAACTTGCGTACCGAGGAATTTCCTTTGGCGATTTCCTTGCGGAAGTTCAAAGTCAATCCCTTGCTTACTTAGGACAATAAAAAAAAAGACCTATTCATTTAGGTCTTTTATTTTTGCGATTGTAGTTTAGTTAGGTAGTTCGCTAGATCCAGCGCCTCCTCTTTAGCGTGTTGCAGGAAGTCATCCTTATTATTTTCAGCTAATGTAGTTCCGTACTTGTTTACACCTACAACACTACGGGACATGAGCTCGAGTGCCGTGTTTAATACAATAGGATCCAATCCTGTGACGTCGATATAATCACGTGTAGGGTAGCAAGTATCACCTATACCTACTGTCCCGTCTGGCGTTATACTATACACTTTACGCATTTTTATCCTCCATCATTCGATTGAACTGTCGCAAGGTCATTGCTATATACTGTTCGCCATTGTCTCCGTAGTCGAACACTAATGCGCAGTAATCTTTTTTAGCAGCGAACCGCTCTTGCTCATTTTTATCGAACCATTCCTTTTTTAGGCTTACAGTTTTTTGAGGCTTCATCACTGTTTTACATTCAATAAGCATGTCTTCGGTAATGACGTCCCCTTTATAATAATCCGTAGCTCCGGAATTAGGCTGCACTTTGCCTCCTAGTTGACGAGCTACTTTTTTCTCCTGACGTGCGCTCGCTCTGCGCGTCGGTATAGCTATTTTGCGCGTGTTTTTCATGGCAGGTATACAAGTATCGCCAGCGTTCCGAAAAACGTGACAGTGCTTACGACAGACCCCAAAAACAAGGCGATAGGACTACGTCCGTCTTCCTGCTTCCCTGCTACAAGGTATATCATGGAGCAAGTCAGGCAAAATGCCGATAGTACGAATACACTAATTAGCATTACCTTCAGTATAAATATCATTTAATTTCTCCTTCACTTGTAGACCTAGTTTAGATCTAATAATCTTATCACCAGCTAGGACTTCCTCCAAAGCTATAACAGTCTTATCGCGCAAGGCTAGTACCCAAGTATAATGGTACCCAATGTCGATTGCTGCTTTACTTAGTGGAATATCGTCCAGTATACATAGCCGAATGATCATACGTTGGTTCTCTGGGAAGCATTCGACAAGCGTGTCGATGTACCCTACGAACTGTTCAAGTTGTTCGAACTCTTCGCCCTTGTCGTCATTAGCTAATAACCAATTGATGCGGGCGCGTGCTCTTGTGTAGTCTCCTCTTAGGTCGAGGATCCGTTGGTTCATTTGTCTGCGTTGTTCGTTCATGCTTTAGGTTCCTCATACTTAATTGTCTCGCACGATGCGTCGACATAAATAATATCGTCTAATCGAAGTAGTATGTCAGTAGCAATAACGTCACCATTGATGTCCGGGTTGTAAGGTGTCAACCTAATACACTTTTGATTATAAAATTCAGGGTTATTAATGTAACCCTGAATATCTTCAACTGCGTCATCGTAATCGTCAATGGTGTCGAATAAAGCTGCTACTTCTAAATGAGTACCGTTAGCGTAGAT